CAACTTCTATGGCCCGAAATAAAATAATGAAAGGTAAAACATATATGGATAAAGTGATGATCACATCCATAGACAATGTTAATAAAGATAAAAATAGATAGTTATGGGGTTATTTGGTTCAATAAGTGCTGGTTTATTTGGCAAAAGTAGTGGTGGTAAAAAAGGATTTGGACAAGATACTTCAAAACCTTTTCATACCCATGGTGAGTCAAAGACAAGTAATGCAGGAGCTGCGGCATTAGGTGCTGCGATAAGTGGTGGAGGAAACGATCCAATACTTGAAGCGGGATTAAGGCAAAACGCAGGTGGTCCGCCTCCAGTTCCAAATGGAATTGACAATGGGCAATACGAACAAGAATTTATGGAGAAAAGAGGTGGTGTTGGCATTAGTGAAACACCTGATGTTCAATTAGGCGCAGGAGGTCAAGTAGGAGTTCCGGTTCCTCCTCCAGATGTAGATAAAATGGGTGTAAACAGCTTATATTAATAAAAAAACAATAATCATGGAAATACCAAAACAATTAGGAATTAATGCAGTGTGGGACGGACCTTATAAAAGTCCATTATCTGATTTAGCTAAAGGAAACTCTAGATCAGGAGAAAACTGTATGCAAGTCTCTAAATCACCTTTACCTTATACTGCTGGACCAATAAGCTCTAGAGCTCAAGCAATGAGTGGAGGATCTATAGGTTCTAGTCATATGGCTATGGGTAAACAACCTTTAGTAAAGTAAATACTCATTAAAATGAGTGATAGAATAAGTGAGCACGTTTCACTTAAAGAAGGAATTAAATCTCATACAGCCACAAGGTTAAGTATTGATAATACACCTCGTGATTTAGATTTAATTAACATGAAAACTATTGCTGAAAAAGTGTTTGAACCATTACGTAAATTTGTTGGTGGTCCAATTGCTATTAATAGTTTCTATCGCTCACCCAAATTGAATTCTGCTATTGGCGGAAGTACAAGCTCACAACATTGTATAGGTTGTGCTTTAGACATAGATGATACATATGGTTACAAAACTAATGCTGAAATGTTTGAATACATTAAATGCAATTTAGATTATGATCAAATGATTTGGGAATTTGGTAATGATAAAAATCCAGACTGGGTACACATAAGTTACATAACAGAAGGTGTTAATAGAAGAAGATGTTTGTTAGCTTATAAAGAAAACAAAAAAACAAAATACAAAGTAATATAATGGCAGATTCTCCACTTAAGATTACAAACCAATCGTATGAAAAGCAAAATAAAAGCATGCGTAAAAAATATACTAAAGAGACTGGTAAAAAACTAGGTAGTAGACAAACTTCTGGTACAGGATCTCGTAGGGTATCATTTGCTTGTAGGTTTGCAGGTATGGCAGGTAGTATGAAAGATGCAAGTGGTGGACCAAGTAAGTTAAATATGGCTTTGAAGAAATGGGGTTTTGCAAGTAAAAGTGCAGCCGCTTCTTTTTGTAGTAAAAATAAAAAAAAAAAATAAAACAAAATGATAAGAAATTATTACACAGAAGCATTTAAAGGAGGAATTACTCCTGTAGTAAGTGCAACTCAATTAATCGATGGTACAGTTAAGATAATTAATTCAACTACAGCAGCGTCTGTGGTTAACACGTTACCATCTGTAACAATAGTATTAGTTTTAAACAGGCTTATTACGCAAGGCATGTATATTACTGGAGGTGGAGTAACTATTAATGATCAAATTATAGTTCAACAGGTTGTTCACGGTGCTAACACAACTATTACTTTAAATAAATCAATTGTAATGGTTGCTGCTCAAGTACAAACGTTTTTTAATATAGCACAAAGCTCTTGGAAAGAATATAACTTATATATAGGATCATCTCCAGCTAATTATTCAGTTGGTGTTGGTGCTCAAGTAACTCAAGGAATAGCAAGTGCTTCTGGAGCTGGATCTACTTTAACTATAAAAACAGCAAATACTTTAGTTGTTGCTGGACAATTAATTTATGATGACGGAGTTTTAATAGGTGCTGTTGCAAGTATAGATGGAACAGATAAAATAATTACAACTGCAAATCCTATACCTATTGTAGCTGATCTTTCTGTAATTAGTTTTGTAAACCCTGGTCCTGCTAGCGTTTCAGTTTTAACAGCTGCTAATCAAACTATGACATTTACTAATCCTGCTGAAGGATTTGTATTACCTGTTTCTGTTGTTCAAGTAACTGCAACCGCAAACAGTTTAGGTAACTTAATTGCTTTAGACTAATGTTATCGCCATTATTCAAAAAATTTCCGGAAATTAAAGATGAAAATAAAGGAAAGTTTACTGCCTGGGCTAAAAAACGAGGTATGTCAGCTTGCTCTGCGGCTAGCATGGTAATGAAAAATAAAAAGAAATATTCGCCATCAGTAATAAAAATGGCAAACTATGCTAAAAATTTTGGCTGTAGTAAAAAATAAAATATATTATGCAAACAAAAATTAATAAAGGCAACGTTAAAGATGCTATTAAAGATGATAAAGCTCACATTGATTATCTAAAAAGAGATGTTCTAGATGATCAAAAAAGTGGAGGTAAGTATAAAGACGAAAATCAAACAGCTGATGAGAAACACATCTCTAAATTAGCGGGAGACATTAAACACGACGGAAGTTGGGTCTCTAAACACATGAAATAAATAAAAAAAAAATTATGGGAACACCAGGACAAAAATCAAGCATGGCAGGCTTTATGGCAAGAGGACGAAGCCTAGGCATGACAAAACCAATTGGAAAAGATGATAAAGGTTTACAATCTTTAGCGACCAAATCTCCAGACACAGTAAAAGCTATGGGTTATGATAAAGACGAAACAGGCGCAATACTAAGAGGAGGCGCTCATATTAAACCTATTATGAGAACTGCTTCAGGACCTGCAGCTTATGGTAGTAGCCAAGGAATGCAAGACGGTTTACCTAGATATAGTAATGGCCCTAAAATGGTTAAACCTAGTACGTCTGCTTATGAAATGAGTAGTGCACAAGCTCCAACAAGCGATAGTCAAATTGCTTCTAATCTTTCTTCTGATAGTACTTATGCAGATGGAAGTTCTAAAGATGGTATGCAATCCAGTGATAAATACAAAAGTTCAGATCCATTATCAGGACTAGGAGTAGGTGGAACCACACCTGCTAGCGTTGCAAATAGTAGCAATTTACAAGACACGCCTTTAAATACAGATATGACTGGTGGAAGAAGTCCCGGAGCTTCAGGAAGAAACGTTGATGAAAGTATGTCACAAGGAAGAACACAATCTAAAGCTATATACAATAGAGGTGTTGACACAATGAATGCTGGTAAAGATGCTTTAGATACTGCTAGAAATATGACAACAGGACCTGGTTCTGCAAGCAACAAAGAAAGAAGATCATCTATGAAAGCTGCAAGAAAAACAATTAAAAGTGGTAGAAAAGACAGAAATTCTGGGAATAAGAAAACAGTGATACGTACTGAGTTTGGTAAAACAACAGTAAACAACAGGGCGGCAAACGCTGCTGCTGGTGGTGGAACTAAAGTAGGTAATCTTATAAGATCTGTATTTGGTGGAAGAAAAAACCCATCAAGAAAACAAAACAAAATATAACAAACGGTAGGAGTCCGTAAAACTTCACATGAAAAACAAATAACCAAAAAACAATTAACAATTAACAAAAAACAATTATCATGGCAAAATTCATTAAATTTATTTGCACAGACACTGCAGCAGTTCAACCGCTAGGACCGCTTAACCCAATTTTAATCAATGTAGACAAGATTCAATCTTATGCGGCTACAGGAGCTCCAGGAGCTAATGCTAAAACATTAGTTGTTGGACTTGACAATGGTGGTGTTAACGGATCTGCACAAAACCCAGACAATCTTTCACTTACTGTTTCTACATCATCAGGAGGAGCTATTGTTAACCCAACTTTTGTTAGTGGAAGCGACAATCCATTAGTTAAAGCTTTAGTTTATTCAATGCAAGCTAATCCAGGAGGAGTAGTTGCTACAGTTAAACTAGGTTTAGATCAAGCTGCTACACCAGTACAGATGTACTTTAGAGCAGGAACATTAGGTTAGGCTAAATGAAATCACAGGGTTTAGGAGATAGAATAGAGTCTTTTACCAAGGCTACTGGGATTAAGAAAATTGTTGACACGGTGTCGCAGGGTTTAAACATACCTTGCGGCTGTGCTCAACGTAAAGAGACTCTTAACAAATTGTTTCCAGGAAAATAATGGCTTATAAAATCAAACCTTTTTACAAGATAGATAACACTTCTGTTATTAGAGTTCCTATGGAACGTAATGTAATGGGTAGAGCGGATAGAAATGGAAACATATTAATTAATAGTGAACTTAAAGATCCTGTTGAAATTGATAAAACAATTAAACATGAAGGAGTTCATATAGAACAAATGAAAAATGGTGACCTGGATTACGACGATAATAACATTTATTGGAAAGGTAAAACTTATAAAAGATCAGAGTTGGAAGAGGGTTCACCTCTACTTGCTTGGGAATCACCAGCTTATAAAAAAGAAAAATATCATGGGAAAAAAAATAGTTAAAAAAGAAGATATTAAAAAAGAAGAAATTAAGGTTGAAGAGGTTAAAATTGAAATAAAACCAATTGATCACATAGCTCAACATTGGGCAGAACATAACGGTTAAAATGTCTAAACCTAAAAAGAAATTTAAAGACACTAAAGTCGGTAAGTTCTTACTAGGTAAATCAGGTATTATAGATGTGATTAGTAATATATTGCCTGATCAAGGTGTACTAAGTATGGTTAAAAATCTTATAGATAAAGATCCAGACCTACCGCCTCAGGACAAAGAAACAGCTCTTATGTTATTAGAGCAAGATATGATTGAACTTAAAGAAGTATCAAAAAGATGGGAGTCAGACATGAAATCAGATTCATGGCTCAGTAAAAACACAAGGCCGATGGCTTTAATCTTTTTGACTATATCTCTTATAGTTTTTATCTTATTAGATGGTTTTAGTATTTCATTCGGTATAGACAGCGGATGGATTGACCTATTAAAATCTTTATTAATAACTGTTTATGTAGCTTATTTCGGTTCACGTGGAGCGGAAAAGTTTAAATCAATAAGTAACAATTAAATTAAATTAAGATGAGTGAAGCAAAACAAATGATTACCAAAGACCAATTAGAAAAGATTCAAGGCTTTCAAAAAGAGTTAAATAAACTCTTGAATGAAGTTGGTTTCTTAGAAGCCCAAAAATCCCAAATATTAGGGAAGTTCGGTGAAGAAAATAAAAAAACCGAAGAATTCAAAAAAGAACTTGAAGGCGAATACGGATCAATTAATATTAATTTAGAAGATGGATCGTTTTCACCTATTGAAAAAGAAGAAGATAAGAAATAATGTCATCTGTAATTAGAAAGATAAGTATTGGTTCTGACTATAAAACCGATGCTATGCACTATTCTGTAGGGCAGTCAGTATACGGTGGTCACACTATATCACATATACTTTCTGATACTAAAGACAATTCTTATAATATATTCATAAAGAAACAAGACGAAGTATTGCCGTGGAAGAAGTTTAATTCTAACATGGCAATATCAGTTGAGTACGATTTAGAATATTAGTGAAAAGTTTATTTGATTTTATCGTTGAGCCTGTTGGCAAACGGTATTCTAATGAAGTTAAAGTAGGTGACAAAAGCCTAATAATTAATACTAAAGTTGAAACTTTTAAAGCTGTAAATAATATAGGTAGGGTAATTCAAATTCCTAAAGCTTATAAAACAGTTATTAAAAAAAATGATTTGGTTATGATTCATCATAATGTCTTTAGAAGATTTTATGATATGAAGGGTAGAGAAAAAAATAGTAAATCTTATTTTAAAGACAATAAATTTTTTGTTCAACTAGATCAAGTTTATTTATATAAAAATACTGATAAATGGCAAACGTTTCAAGATCGATGCTTTGTATCTCCATTGAAAGATGAAGTTGATATAAACAACTGGTTAGAACAAGACCTTATTGGTGTATTAAAATATGGTAATAGTTCCTTAGAAGCGCTTGGTATCAACGAGGGAGATGTTGTAGGCTATAAACCATTTGGAGAATATGACTTTGTCGTTGATGGCAAAAGGTTATATTGTATGAAATCTAATGATATTGTTATAAAGTATGAACGTCAAGGAAACGAAGTTGAGCATAATCCAAGCTGGGCACAAAGCAGTTGAGGAATTAATTAAAGTTGCTAAAGAAGCTATTGTTGATTCCGGAGACGATATTACAGCAGATAGATTAAAAAATGCAGCGGCTACAAAGAAGCTAGCTATATTTGATGCTTTTGAAATACTTAACCGTATTGAAGAAGAAAGTAATATTATAGAAAACAAACCTACAGAAAAACAGGAGAACACATTTAGTGGATTTGCTGAAAAAAGATCTAAATAATGTACGAACAAACATTATATAAGATTATAACACCTATTAAATCTCACGTAATAAAGAGACTTAATAAGTCTAAAAAATGGAAGTACGGTTACAATAAAGAATACGACATAATAGTAATAAGCAGAACTGGTCAAATTGGGGAAATATACGAAATACAAAATCTTGTAATTGCTTTACCACTAGAACACAATTCTTACAAAAGATCTACAAAAGCTTTAGAGCAATATTGGGAAGTATTTACACCAAGAAAAGAACTTAAACAAATCAAAACTATATTTGATTGGAAGGCTTATCCTGCAAAATTTAAAGAACAACTACACGATTACATCGATGAAGAATTTAGAAGAAGAGACGAAGGTTTTTGGTTTTATAACAAAGGTGTTCCTACCTATATTACTGGTACTCACTACATGTATTTGCAATGGTCAAAGATTGATGTTGGGCAAGCAGATTTTAGGGAGGCAAACAGATTATTCTTTATATTCTGGGAAGCTTGTAAATCAGATACACGATCATACGGGATGTGTTATCTTAAAAACAGAAGGAGTGGATTCTCTTTTATGGCATCAGGCGAAACTGTTAACTTGGCCACAATATCAAGCGATGCTAGATACGGTGTCTTATCAAAGTCAGGGGCTGATGCTAAAAAAATGTTTACAGACAAGATTGTTCCAATCTCAGTCAACTACCCTTTCTTTTTCAAACCTATCCAAGATGGTATGGATAGACCAAAAACAGAACTTGCATACAGAGTTCCTGCCTCAAGATTCACTAGAAAAAAACTTGATAGCAATGAACAACTGGAAGAAATCGTTGGATTGGATACAACTATTGACTGGAAAAACACAGGAGACAACTCCTATGATGGAGAGAAGCTTGCACTACTTGTACACGATGAAGCGGGTAAATGGGAAAAGCCAGAAAATATATTAAACAACTGGAGGGTTACAAAAACAACATTAAGACTAGGTAGTAGAATTATAGGCAAGTGTATGATGGGATCAACATCAAACGCTTTAGACAAAGGAGGTAGAAACTACAAAAAAATATACGATGATTCAAACGTCAAGAAAAGAAACCGTAATGGACAGACTAGCTCAGGATTATATAGCTTGTTCATACCTATGGAATGGAACTACGAAGGATACATTGATTCTTTTGGATACCCTGTCTTTGACACTCCACAGTCCACAACTAAAGGAATCGATGGTCAAGAGATTGAAATTGGTGTCATTGAACACTGGGAGAATGAAGTAGATGGTCTTAAGGAAGATCCTGATGCACTTAATGAATTATATAGACAGTTTCCGCGTACAGAAAAACACGCATTCAGAGATGAAACAAAACAATCTTTATTTAATCTAACTAAGATTTACGAACAAATAGATTACAATGAAGATTTAAAACGTTCAGGTGTTGTTACTCAAGGTAATTTTCAATGGAAAGATGGTGTACAAGATACCAGTGTTAGTTTTACTCCTAGCAATCAAGGTAGATTCTTTGTAACTTGGGTTCCTAATAGAGATCAACAAAATAGATTTATAATTAAAAATGGAGTTAAGTATCCTGCTAATGAACATATGGGAGCTTTTGGCTGTGACTCATATGATATATCTGGAACAGTCGATGGTAGAGGATCTAAAGGATCATTGCATGGCTTAACTAAATTCAGCATGGAAGATGCACCTGCTAATTTATTTTTTTTAGAATATATATCAAGACCACAAACTGCTGAAATATTTTTTGAGGATGTACTCATGGCTTTACATTTCTATGGCATGCCAATATTAGCTGAAAACAATAAACCTCGATTATTGTATCATCTAAAAAGAAGAGGATACAGAGGCTATTCAATGAATAGACCAGACAAAACAATGCATAAACTATCTATAACAGAAAAAGAAATAGGTGGAATACCTAATTCAAGTCAAGATATAAAACAAGCTCATGCTGCTGCTATTGAATCATATATAGAATTATTTGTAGGTTACAATAATGAACAATATGGAACGATGTATCTTCAAAGAACATTAGAAGATTGGGCGGCTTTTGATATAAATAATAGAACTAAACATGATGCTTCCATTAGTTCAGGGCTTGCTATAATGGCTTGTAATAAAAATAAATATAGACCAATTGCCGATGTCTCAAAAGAAAAGGTTAAGTTAAACTTTTCTAAATTTAACAATTACGGTTCAAGTTCACAAATAATTAAACAGAATGATTAATACTAGTAGTAATAGTGTCTTCCCTAGTCAGGTGGTACCTGAGGCGGAAAAGAGAAGTTTAGAATACGGTCTTGCAGTTGGGCAAGCTATTGAATATGAATGGTTTAGAGGAGGAAGAATAAATAGTAATAGATGGCAAACTGGTTTTGCTAATTTTGAAAGATTAAGACTTTACGCAAGAGGTGAGCAACCTATACAAAAATATAAAGATGAATTATCTATTAATGGTGATTTGTCTTATTTAAATTTAGACTGGAAACCAGTACCTATTATACCTAAATTTGTAGATATAGTAGTTAATGGTATGAACGAGAAAAAATATGATCTAAAAGCTTATGCTCAAG